CCTGCGGACAGGACCTGACCTACTACGTTGTCAATCGAATCTGCTGCGTTGTACGCGATGATGTCAGCAAGTGCTGAATCAACGTCGTTGAAAGAAGTTAGGTTTAACTTCTTAGTTGTTGTTACTGCTGAACCGTATTCGTTCAGAGTTACTGTAACCTGTGAAGGGTTACCTAATGCAATGGAAGATACATCTGATGTTTCTGTCAATGTAGAAGTAGCTTGTGCTAAATCTGAATAGATTGAGAATACAACTGATGATCCTGGCATTGCCTGTTGCACTGGCTTGACGTCAGCAAGAGAACGCATAACTGGAATGGAGCGAAGCGCCATTCTGACATATTGGTCGTATGCAGCCTGTACTAGAGCACTGATCGTCGAGCTAGAGGTGGGGGTACCTGTTGGGATAGCCATATTGGTCTAGCCTTTCTTGTTTAGGATCGGATGTTAGAGTCCAGACAATCTAATGACTTCATCTAGTTCTTCGCGGCTATTGGTATTGAGAAGTTTTTGCATTATATCTGCGTTATGTTCTGGCGAAGCGCCAGCATCTGCAGTGTTAGTCATTCTCTTATACGCAGCCGCTTGAGCTGGATCTACATTAGGTGATGCCTGGGTTTGACCAGATTCATAGCCGAATACATCGGCATAATCATCTAGCCATTTAGACAAAGACTCTTCAGTTGGGTCAATGTCCTGCGGAATAAATGAAGCAATTTTGCTATTTACCCCGCGAGATGCGAGGACATCCTTAATTGCTCGTTCGCGTTGGCCTTTGCTTAGGTTTTCAAACTGAGAACGTAGTTCTTGCAGTTCTTTATCCTTTTGCTTTGAAGCCTTGCGTAGTTGCTTTACAAGGTCATTCGACGAATCATTTGTGAAATCGTCGTCTTCATCCTCGTACTCGTAATTGGACATAGTCCATCTCCCTATCAGTTAGTTGATTTCGCCAGCCTCATATTCCAATGGGGATTGGGTATGGCTCTGACTCCTGGTATTGTTGTCGCTCCACTAGGCCAGTAGTTCTAGTGGCAGGCTTTATTATTTAGTAACCGCCGGCACGATCTCTTGCTAGCGCTCCGCTAGTTAGTCCGGTTTGACCACCGAAGGTGGCCTTCTCAAGTCCAGTAATCTTTTGGCGTTGTTTGCGTGCTTCTTGCTGTCCTGAGAGTTTGAATATTTCTTCTTCTGCAGTTGTTTGCGTGTATGGATCTTGTTGGTATATTGATGCTAGTTGTGAACCACGCTGTAGTCCACCACCTATTGCAGAATAGCCAGCAGTAGCTGCTTCTTTATCTACGCCATATCTTTGTAGCTCTTCTGCTCTAGCAAGGCTAGTTGTAAGACCAGTCTGTGAAAGTGCAGCGCCGCCAATTTCTGCAGCAGTTACCTTACGCTTAATACTTTCAAGACCTTGTGATGGATCAAGCGTGTAAGCCAAGATGTCAGCATTTGTAATGTCAGGGTAGAACTGTTTAAGTGCTGTAGTAACTTCTGGGTTAGCGTTGATAACGCGCTTCTGTGCTGTAGAAATTCGATCTTCTAGTTCGGATGCAGATACATCTCCAGCCAAGAACTTCTCAAATCCTGCTTGTTTGCCTGTTGCGTCTTTAGTATAGTAACTAGCAGGAAGTCCATAGTTACGCATTACGTTCTGATACTGATCCTCAAGACCAATGTATTCAGCAGGACTTAAAGCGCTAAGACCCTTAGCAATACGCTCTTTATTAGCAGCAAAACGGTTTTGATAAGCCTTGGTGTTTTGCAATTCAAGCGAGAACTGGGATGGAGATACATTGCTTTGGATGAGATACTTAATATCTTCTACCAGACTGCCTAAGCCATATTGGTTGAATTGGTTATACAAAATATCATAAGCGGATTGACGGTCACGGCGATCTGCTTCTGCAATTCGAGCTGCATTTTGCGCAACTAATAAATCCTCTACTGGATCTGTAATTACAACTTTTTTATTTGCTTCAAGCAACGCGTTAGCTTCAGCAACATTTGTATCTCCCGCTAAAGCTGCTGTATTGGCCTCTGTCATAGCGACATCAAGAGCCGCTGTAGCATCTTTGCTTTCTTGTTCAAGTTGAGCCAACGTTGATGCAATTTTTTTAGGTACTTCTGGTGTAAACTTTGATGCCACAGGCTTTGGTGTAGGTTTAGGAACTGGCTTTGGTGTAGGAATTGGCTTTGGTTTAACCAATGCTGAAGTAGGAAGTCCTAGTGCTGCAGCAGAGGCTGATATTGTTTGCTTTTTTGGTGTTGCCATCATTTACCCCATAAATCCAAAGTCGCGTAGCACGGTTGTAGCAATATCTGAAGCCTCTGAACGTGCTTGCTCTGTGTATTGCCAACGATTGTCTTTGCGAAGCGACCTTTGGTATTCATACAAAGACATTTCCTTATCAGGACCTATAGCCATACGTAGCGTTGGATCGTTTAGAGTTATTGAATTTGGATTAAGTTCTAAAGTCTGGGCTAAAATGCTTCGGTATGGAGAATAGATAGTGGATAGATCTACTCCTGAATCAACGATCTGCTTTACAGAATCTGGCATACCTAGCGCTGCTGTCTTGCGGATAGTTGACTTAATGGCATCAATATCTTCACCGGCTTTAAGGCGTGTTTCAAAGTTTACTATCTGATCTTCATCTAATTTAAGACCATTAGCCAAGGCAGTTCTTGTTAGATCCTGACGGACTCCTTGAGCAGCGCTAGCTTCGGCAGTTACTTTCTTAGCCTTGAGTGCATCTAGTTCTGCCTTGAACTTCTTATCCTTTTGAATGGTTTCAATAAGGAACTGTTGCTCATCTAGACCACCAGTAACTGTGCTAGTTACTTTGCCACCCTTAGTTACATACTGAGTGCGAGTAGCAGCCTTTGTTTGCGCTGTTTTAAGTTTGCCTGCAAGAAGGGCTACTTCTTCTGGTGTTGCTTCTCGGTTTAATAAAGATGAAACTATGTCTTGGATTGCACCGGCTGCCTTAGTAGGATTCCATATTTGAATGTCCTCACGGATAGATGGACCACCTGCTGTAGCAGTATCGCCAATAATTCCGCTGGCTTCTTGGGTAAGATATTCTCTTACGGTAAAAGGCTTGCCAAGTCTTGAGGATTGCAAAGCAGCAGCTTGAGATGCTGCTATATACGCATTAACTAATGTTTCAGAATACTTGCCATTTGTCGGTACTTTAATTCCAGCGCTTTTAAGAAGTAAAGCAATTTCTTTACGCTGAGCATCATTCATATTATAAATTGCTAAAGCAGTAGGATCTGAAGTTACTTGTCCTTTAGTACCGGTTCCGCTTTGGAATCCACCGTATGGATCTGGGCTACTTGTAGACATAGTTGACGTAGGTGGTATGTAACCATTCTTCCAGTTATTAAAGAAGCCAGTCTCCAATTTAGTCTCCAATTAGTCTTGAAAATAGAACGTTGTAAGCATCTTCTGCATTTGGATTCTTAGATGCTAGTTCTTGAAGCGCAAACTTTGCGTTCTGTTTTAATAGATCTTTGTAAGAAGATGCTGTCGCACTTGATCCGACTACCAAATCACGACTATAAACGTAATTGTCGTATATCTCGGACATTTTCTTCAAAGAATCAAATGCCGCAGGATCTGACTTGCGAGCCAAAGCTGCGCTTGGTCCATCAATCATATTCTGCAAATCTTGATAAGCAGTTTGACGTGCTCTTTGACGTTCAGCGCCTTGTCCTAACTCAGCCTGAAGCACTGGTCGAGCGCCCTTAAACTGCGTTGACCAGCCTTCCCACATATTCTTTAACTGCGTCTTCTGGGCATCGCTAAAGGTATTAGCAAGTTCTTCTTCGTATGAATCTTTCTGCTGATAATAGAACTGTACATCACGAGCAGATTGAATATCCTGCAAATGATCGTCTAAAGTCTTGCTAAATTTAATACCCGATTTGAATAACAGGCGATAGGCATCAAAATCAAAGTCGCCTTCTTTCGGCATTAAGAACGGTGCTGCTGCTGGATAAGCCTTTAGCAAACTCTTGTTTTTATCAATCCAGCCTACAGTTTTATCAACCGCACGAACTACTGGAACCACGTTGTCATCTGACTCAGATACTGTGTATGGCATCTCGTCTGGGAACAGGCGAATCCAGTCTTCCATTGCCTTATCTAGGCTTCCCTTATTTTGGTTAATAAGGTTATTAAATACCTGCTTAAAGTTAACGCGCTGGTTTGCTCTAGCCCATTCAGCCATTTCAGACTTGAGCGTTACTTGTGGAGAAGCAGGTGCAAAGAATCCAAAGATGAAACGCATAGCTAGTACATTTACTGTAGTAGCGCCAATCTTGTCCTTGTAATTCTGAAGATCTGCCGGTGATGGTGGTATCCATTGACCAGTTTGTGGATCAAAAGTTGGCTTTACACCGTGTCCTGTAGCCTCAAGATATGTTGCTGCCTTACGGAAAGCTGAAGCATACTGAGAACGACGTTCGTTCTTGTCTAATGCTGCTATAAATCTAGATACGTGCGCAGGGAATATAGCGTTAATCATTGGTTGATCTTCAGCGTATGCTCCTAGAGCAACCTTCTCAAAACTATCAAGAGCAGGAACTGCATTGAATATAAACTTCAATGGGATTGCTGCAATAGGTCCGGCAAATGTAGGGAACAAAGAATCTGGGTTCATAGATGGAGTAAGCATCTTTAACTTACCACCGAACTCAACTGGCATTGGGGCCTGGAAAGCCTCTGGAGCGCCGAAGTACTGTGCTACATTGCTCATTACTTGATATACAGGAGTTAATCCTGGATAGAAGAAGTATGGCTCGCCGTTATCATCTTGTTGTACAAAACCTGAATGTGTCACGCCTTCATATGTAAGAGATAAACGTCGTAAAGACTCTGGGTTGTATCGAACTGTGCGGTAAACGCGGCGATAGAAGTCTTCTGTAGCGCGATAGAAGCGTGCAAAGTTACGACTAGCCATAGCCAACTGGCTACGTACTGCAGGGTTGTCAACAAATGCTAGAACTCTGTTCTTTGCTAACTCTTCAGTAATATCAATAATTTCTTTTTTTGCGTTTGTTAGAGCAAACTGCAAATCATCGCCGTCTAAGCCTTCTGTACGAGCTTCGATAAAACGTTTTTCAAAACCAGATTCTGCCATCTCCTTACGGATGCGGATCATCTCATTAATAACAATAGGTTCACGGGAGAATCGAGCATTAGCCTCACCCATTGCATCCCAAGCCTTGTCAGTTAAACTGACTGCAAAGTTACCGGTATCAGATACTGGTACAAGTGTTGGGCCTGAAATAAACTCTGGAGTTAAATCTACACTCATTCTG